AAAGATCAACGTCAGCGTAGGTTGTCTTCGGGGTAGTCGTGCCAGACTCGTAGAAGTAGATTCTTCCACTTACTAGGGGATCGCCCGCATCGTCAAAGTATTGTGTGCCTAGATCGCCGTATCGTGCCATTATTGCGCCCCTGCCTGATCTTGAGAGATATTGACCCCAATTATATCACCAGCAGCACCAGCCGCACGTGCCGCCCATCCAGCCGCATCATCTGGTGATGATACCGCTCCGCTAGTTAAATAAAGCATAATACCTCTTTCAATTGCTCTGCGTTCTGCTGCTGTCGCTTTATCCATAATATCAGCCATTGCAGCAGGATTTTGCATTTTTTCTGCAAGAGCATTCATGGTTCGCTCTGAAGCACTAGCACCTGTGCGCCTAAGTATCGCATTCAAAATCATTATAGGCTTGCTCAATGTGTTTGGTGACTGCTCTGAAAACAGCTCGCCAACCGCTTCTGTTGCTCTTCGCTGACCTGCACCTGACAATCTTCTAAGATCAACATCACGCGCAAGATCAGCGCCTATTCTATTTAAGGAATCCATCTCGTCAGGAGTCATCAAGTCAGCAAGCCCCTTGCTGCGCTTATAGTTTGTTGCAAGCCTTACGCTTTCAGTCATGTCGCGCATGGCATTAGCAAAAACAGTAGCTCTTTGTGGAGCATCAGCCCCCGCATCATTGATAGCAGGAATCAGCCTATCTTGAATGTATTGCCCAACGCGCATCCTATCAATTGGCTTAGAAAGATCGGCAAATAAACTTTGTGCTTGTTTAAATTCTGGAGCAGACCTTGCTATCTGGTTATCAAGAGAGCGCTGAATAATTCGCAGTTCACGCGATACCTCTTGGTTTACTTTTTTTCCACTAAGGTCGCGCTCTTCAAGCAAGTCAGAAATATTGCGCCTTGCGTTTATTAATTGATTGGCATTTTGAGTTACAACTTCTTCTGGCAATTCAAGGTTTTTTATTGCTGCGTTAATCTGATCTCTTGCAGCCTGATCCTGCGGTCTCAGTGCCTTTAATCTGGCAATCGCAGTAAACTGGTCAATGTCAAAATTCTTAACGCCATAAAGTATTCTTCTTGCCGCTTCTAACTCCGCAGGCGTATTGCCTGAGTAGGAAGAAATCGACTGTCTAACAGCATTCCAGCTATCCCGCGCTCTATCTTGATAAGGATATGACTCCATCATTGTCTGACGAACGCCGTTCAAAACAGACGTTACTTTAGGTCTTCCTTGTGCTGATTGGGCTATTCTATCAACAAGCCTAATAGTTCTGAGAGAATCAACGGGAATCTGAGAGCCTCTTGCCGCTGCATACAATGGGGCAGTTGCAGCCGCTCTTGATCTTTCAGCAGCCGCTATGTCTTCAGGGGTTCCTGCAATTCTTGCAAGCTCTTGCGCCCTAGCCTGATTTTGAGCCTGAGCTATATCCTGAAACTCAGAAGGTCTTACCTGTGAAGCCCTTTCGCCAAGAGCAGAAAACTCAGCAGACCCTGCGCTAACAGCCGCTTGTGGAGCAGTAATAGGTGCGGCATTTCTTGGCTGCTGGCTACGCAATTGCTGAACAATCTGCTGCTGTCTATTTCCCGCAAGCTCATTTGCAAGCAAGCCAGCCTCAGTATCTATGCCGCCTGGAAGAAATCTTCGCCCTAATTGAGTGACGCCAGTTCCAAGCAAAGAAGTTACAGGAGCAACTATTGCGCCCGTACCAATCTGAGATGTCTTGGCGGCCCCAAAATCTGCCTCTGGAGAAGTTACAGGTTCAACTACGCCTGATAATGCGCCACCGGCTATTGCCTGCCCTGTTCGACCTATAAATCCTCTTGCTGGCGGTATTGAGCTAATAGCCCTGCTAAATGGGATCATCTGTCCGGCCAGCTCTGGCACAACACTTCCGCCTGCCTCTTCTCTTTTTTGCTCAAACGACTGCAACGCGCTGGACACTCTTTGTGACAATGGAACCCGACCTTCAGGAACGCCAAACAATCGTTCCCCTGCTGCCATTCCAAGCTGGGCTACACCAATAAATGGTTTTGCAATGCCATAAAGAGCGCCCGCTACATCACCGCCATACAGTCCTCTCTGCATTCTCTCAGGGATACTCATTCTTGCTATTTCTGGGTCTTGCAAAGAATTAGACAACAGAGTCTCAGGACCAGCATATGAGGTGGGCTGCGCGTCAGGAATGCTGGCAAATATCTCATTAAGCTCTTGCTCTGTAGGAGGCGAGTCCCCTGTCAGCCTAACTTTGCGACCCGTCTGCGGGTCTGTAACAATATACTCAGCCATTAGGGAGCACCTCTATTTGAAATCTTCCAACACTGCTGGTTGGTGTTGGCTGTTGATTATCAGAGAACCCTGGGATAGAAGATAAACCAGTATCCCCCTCATACTGCGATCCTAGTCTTGTTTCATAATTGATTCTGAAACCTCTGTCAGTTCTCTGGGCAACATCGCGCAATGTTGCCGCAAACGCTCTAGGATCAGACGAATTAGCCCCAACTTCCTTCACGAATCTCAAAACATCTGCATTAGAAATATCTCTTCCAGATTGCCCGCTAGCCGCTGCTGCCTGAAAAGCCAACGATGTTATTAGTCCGCGCATTCTTTCGTTTTGAATGCCCAAGCTATCAAACTCTGAAGAGTAGGATGCTGGGTCTAAAACAGAATCATCAAAATTAGCTCCAATCGCTCTTGCAATTGCCTTTCCTTCTTGTTGAACAGTATTCACAAGAGAGGCAGCGCTTGCGACAAAAGTATTAATATCAGGCTGCTCATTCAGCATACGAATTGCATCGCCAGTTGTTGCAATGAAAGTTTTGGTTCCAACTTCCGCATCTCTCATTCTTTCTGCTTCTGCATTGGTGATACCAATATCCGCACCACTTCCAGTTAGGCTTGATCCTTCGACAAGTCTTTCGCTTGGCCCAATCGTAATAGGCGCGTTTGCCAAATCATAAAAGTTGCCCTGCTCATCAACCTTTATGGTTTGAATATTCCCATCTGGCATAACGCGCTGAAGGAAGTCTAACTTTTTAGGAGTATCAGCAGGAGCCGCGCCTCTGCCTATTACTTGAGTGCCTCTGTATCTAATATCATTTGGGCCAAGCGTGTATTCCTCTGGTGCTGCCTGCTGCGGAGCAAACCTCTGCCGATAGATCGAGGCAGCGGGAACCAGTATTTGTGAAAGACTTCTGACAGCGTTAGGGTCTGTTCCATCTCGCACTTGTCTGGCAAGCTCAAGCACTTGCAAAGTGTCACTAGGGTCGGCATCAGGGTAGTTTGAAAGAGCGTCCAGACGATCTTCAGCAAGCTGAATAATGTTGTCCGCTCTCTGCTCATATGTAAGCTCTGGGTTTGCCAAGAACTGAAGAGCCGTGTTAGCGTCCTCATACATAGCACGCTGACGAGCCTCAAGCTCTACACGCCTCTGCTCAGTCAGACCCTGCTCACGCTGTCTAATGCCTTGAGCGTACTCCTGCGCTCTACCGCCGTAAGCCGCACCCAGACCGCCGAGAATGTCACCAAAGTTGATAGCCATTATGTAAGGCTCCTGAAGTTAGGGACTCCGAATGGGTTAGGCGGAGCCGGTAGGCTGTAATTCGGGTAAGTAGGTCCATAACCTTGCGTGCGCGGATACGAAGGCACGCTCTCAGACACTTTAGCAGGACCGCCTTTTCTTGGCGCATTTACCAATTGGCTGTAAAGGTCATACCCACCGGCTGCCGAACCAAGAGCCTGCTCGTAATCAAACGATTGAGACGGTATTCTGGAAGCGCCCTGATAGGCTGCGTTCTGATTGTTAACCAGACCTGTCTGCAATCCTGATATGCCACTAGCAAGCCCTGTCGCTTGATTTGCTGCATTAACAGCAGCGTCATTCTGAATATCAATTAAGTTGGATGCCTGTCCGCCAATCAAGTCAGATTGAACGCTGCCGTATCTCTCAAGCAATCTCGATTGCTCCAAAGCAGCATCACGAAGTTGTGCCGCCTGAAGCTCACCAGCCCTTGATCGACCTGACGCAATATCCTGCCCAGTGCCGTATTGCATCTCAGCAATGTTTCTGCCAGTACCAAGGCCAATGTCAGCAAGAGCAACGCCAGCCTGACCCTGATAGCCAGCCATACTTCCACGCTGCCCAGCGATGTTCTGAGCCGTGTTAAGGGTTATGTCACCCAATGCACCAGCCCGACCTGTAGCAAGCCCTGAGAGCGCCTGAGAGCCTTGCATACCCATTCCAGACAAAGCGTTAAGGTTTCCGATTTGCTGCTGAAGACCTTGTGACGCTAGACTCTGCCCGAATCGCTGAAGCTCTCGCTGAACATTGCCACCACCCAGTCCACCAGTGGCCGCTGCGCCCGCAAGGTTGCTTCTCATGCCTTGTTCAAAGAGGAACTGCTCGTAGGGAGACTCTTGTCTTGCAGCGTTAAACGCATCTCGACCAAGAGCACCAGACAAGGCCAGTTGCTGATTGAAGGCCGTTGTCCCGCCCTGTTGATATGGCTGGAAGTATCCACGCGCCTCGTCAAAGCCGGTGTTGATCTGGCCAGAAGCCGTTGTTGCCGCTGCTCTCAGATCATCAATGTTTACGCCATAAAGCTGGTTGATCTTCTGGAGAGCATTCTCGATGTCAGAACGTGATGAGGTTTCAGCGCCTCTAAGCGTTCCAGTTGCATCAGCCAAGCCCTGACGTTGAGCGTCTTCAGCACCGCCAACACCTGTTGGAATGTTCTGGTATCCTGCGCTTCTGTATCGAGCCTGAGCCTCCGATAAGGGAATCCCAATAGCTCTTGAGACCTGCTCAGGAGTCACCTTGTACTGATTCATCAGAGCATAGACTTGCTCATCAGGAATGTTTGGGTTGTTGGCGAAGTAAGCCTGAAGCTGGTAGTCAGTCACCTGACCAGGCCGCGCCTCATTCACCACTTGCTGGTTGTAGCGACCATAGGCTGTCTGCGGATCAAGGCCACGCGCATTAACTATCTGCTCAGGCGACACCTGATACTGCTGCATGAGAGCGTAGGTCTGCTCATCAGAGATATTAGGATTGGCTGCGAAGAACTGCTGAAGCTGCTGGTTGGTTATCTGCCCTGGAGTGTAGTTAGTAACAAAGCCGTCGAAGGGCATCGTCCTGATTGAGGCAGGGTTTGCCATGCCGTAAGCCTGCCCAAGCACTTCATCACTGACTCCGTTGTTTTGAGCCAGTGTAGATAGTTCATCAGGCGTTAACTGAGGATTGGCCGCAATGTAATCAGCTACTTCTTGAACTGTGTAGGCCATAATTACCTCTGGTACGGTCGCATCGGTTGGAATTGCTGCTGTGCTGGGAACTGTTGAGCTTGCGGGTTAATCAGGCCAGCAAGAGCCGCTTGGTCAATCGGTAGAGCCTGAGCAGGGGCCATCTGAGGAATACGCCCACCAAGGAGCGCCGCACGCATAGCAGGCACTGAAGCAAGGTTAGCATTCTGAGCCGCTACGTTGCCGCCCTGATAAGCCTGCATTCTAGGCATAAAGGAAGCGCCCTGCATCTGGTAGGCTCGATTCAAAGCCTCCTGATTGATCTGCCCAGCTTGGCCGTAGCCACCAATCATCGTGTCTTGAGCCTGCTGGTAGGCAGGAAGCATATTAGCCATCTCAGTGTTCGCCATTGCCATCGAGCGCCTGTTGGCCTTGCTGATGTCTTTTTTAGCAGATCGCTGTTTGAGCATATTGGCTCCGGCTGATGCCGCTGCCATTGCTGCCGCCCCTGTGGTTATTGCCATTATAGAATCCTCAAGTAAGTACGTTCAGCTTTCTCGTATCCCAGTCTTTCATATATATTTTCTAGGCCGTCTGCGTTTAGCTTTTCCAAACACATCATCGACCAGCAATATAAACCTTTTGCCCTTGCGTTCTCTTCCGCCCGTAGCAGAAGCTGAATTGCTATTTTCTTGCCTCTAAACTCAGGCTCTACCCACCATGCGATCTCAGTGCCAACCATCACATTTGCATTCAAAATGGCTGGGTAAGACAGGCCAGCTAGAAAGCCAACTATCTTGTCATCGACCACACCAATCGGGCATAAGCCTTGTTCGATTGACGCGCTCAACAAGTTCTCGACTGTATCTTCGTCAAATTCAATATTCTCGTAACCTGAGACAGCGTGAAACTTTCTGGCAAGCTCTACAATTTGCGGAACGTCTGATTGGCTCGCGTCCTTAATCAAACGAGAATCCATCCCTGCGTCCTGTCGCCACCAATCTCGGCAAGCATCTTTCGGTATTCAATTGCACCCGCTGTGCCTGCTGAGTTGATATAAAGCTGGAACTGTCTAGCAGCTACCACGCCCTCTGGAGAGCCTGTCCCAACAATCGGGATACTTAAAGAGGCATCCAATGTCCAAGTCCTAAACGCTTGCGCCATTTTACCAGAATTGTCCACAATAGGCTGTCCAGCATTCAGCAAAGGATTGCTCATTTGCTACCCCCGATAATCTCAGCATTGAGCTGTAGAATCACCGGCTTGACCGCATCGGTCAGAGTGAATCGGAATATCTCAAAACGTGAGACCCGTCCGTTCTTTCTCCAAATTGCCCGCTTATTGTATTCACCGATCTTACCAATGGCTCTGGATCGAGAATCAGACCAAGTCTTCCCGTCCTTGCTTCGATCCATAGTAATCACTGGGTCAGTTACCGCAGTGTTACCAACACCAGACTCAACGGTCAATTCAATCGATGGAACAAAGATCGCCTTGAGGTTATTCTGAAAGGGTTGGGTCGCTACTCGTCGGATGATCGTGTTGCCATACTCTGTGTAGACAAGAGGATCAATCCTGCCAATCCTGCCGTCGATAAAATCGCCGCACAGTATCTGGTTGTAGGCTTTGCAAATAGCCGTGATTCGATACTGACTCAGCTCATCATCAAGCAGTGATCGTCTTTCGTGCCATCGCTTTGATGTCAGGTCGAACACTATGGTCGTGGCTGGAAGAGTGAACCCAATGAAGTACGCCCCATTCTGTGAGTAGGCCCACGCATAAATGGACTCTAACTGAGAAAGCGTCAGGTCTTGGAGAAGGTTATCAATCGGGGTCGTGCTGATCTTCGCCGTGTCGTTTCCTGACAGCGCCCAAATAGACGGACCCTCGTTCTCACCGCCACCCACGAACACCAACGTGTCCTGTGCATTTATTAGTGAGTAGGGAGAATAAACGCCCTTCTGCAAGAACAGGCCAGTCCGCTGAAAAGGGAAGTCAGTCCCGCCGACATTCTGAAAAGCCTCAATGGTCTGCGAACCTGAAATGAATAGCTGGTTCTTGAAGACAATAGGAGCAACAGTCACATCTGGATCAGACTCAGCCGTTCCAAAGTCCAGAGCGTTGTAGCTCAGTCCGTCATTCGGAGCAGAACAGATGAACTTCTTCGTGTCGGTCGTACAGACAAAGTAGGAGTCCACAAAGACAACGAACTGCGGGTTTCCATTCGCATCGAAGTCTGTGTCAGTGATCTGGGCAAAGGTATTAGTCACATGGTTGTAGATGAACCCATCACCGCCAGGTACTAGAATCATCAACTGAGTGCCGTTGTCGGCCATCGAGACCCTTGCCGTCCCTGTGATCGTTCCCAGACTTGTAAGGCTGTAGCTTGCAACACCCAGTGTGATTGTCTCGACTATCTTGTAAAGAGTGTCCCCGTTTACAGCGTAGGCAATTCCCGCCATCTCATGCATACCACGGTTCTGCTCTTCGACAATTCCAGAGGAAACAAGCTCCACCAGCCCCGGCGTGCCGTACAGGTTCTCCGCACTCAAGGCCGGTGCCTCACTGATATTGGGATACCAGTTTAAGCACTCCTGAGCACTCAGGGGCAGTGATGGGCTTACATAGAACCCGTTAGTAATGGGAAGAGCTGGCATTAGTGAGCACTCAAGACAACACGCGCAACAGTAATGTTATTCGTTGCCGTGCTGTTCTGCACAAATACTTCAATGTAGTCGTTCGTTGTAAGTGAAGACTGCCAGCAAATGGACATATTCATATTGGCCCCGCTACTTATATGCGCCTCCTGACGGCTTCCTGTGACTACTGATCCATTCTTGGCGATATACACAGAAATGTGTTGATTAGAACCGGACGCAGGACTCAGGGTTAATGCACAATCAATTCTCACCACCTGCGTCTCAGTGCCTGTATACGTCAACCGCCCACCAGTAGTAGCCGTAAAACTACTTGTTATATCAGTAGTCCATGTTCCTGCTACTTTGACCGGAATTGATGTAGACGCTATCACTGTTGCCGTTGCATTACCCTGCATATAAACAACACCGTAGATCGACGCTAGATCATTCGATATTTCAATAGTTGCGCCAGATGTAACGATATCAATCCCAGTACCAGCGACCAGCGAGACAAATGTAGGACTCGCGTCACCAGCATCCTGCATCAACGGTTCACCAAGGGAATCGACGGTGAAGTTGTGGGCTATCTCAATGCCGTTCTCGGCACTGACATCAAGGGAGATGCCAGCACCAGCCTCAAGGTTGCGGATATTGTTAACAGTGCCCTGAACATCCAGAACAGGTGTGCCCGTTACCGCGCCATCCTGAACAATCGTGCCGGTCACACCTAAGCCACTGATGAAGTTGGCGTAGGTGATCTTGTAGTTGTAACCATTGTAGAAGAAGCCGAAGGAGGAGCCTGGGATAATGCTCGTCTGCGCCTCAAACTGAGATTGCCTTACACCATAACTACGCTCAACCATTTGTTGATACCTCCAGAGCAATCCCGCCATTTATTTCCGTGAGAACCAGACTTTCGCTCTCTGGGTAGAAGTGCAAGCCGTTTCCGAATTGATTGTCCTCGTTGCCAGAGCCTACAGGAAGCGTTGAAGGCAGTCTGGTAGGGGTAAGCACCTGACCAAGCTGACGCATCGCCTGCATCCCCTCACGCGCCGTTGCAGCAAGCTCAGGAGTCACCACACCGCCGTAGTAAGGAACAGACTGGAAGGCCATGTTCGCAATCAGCCCAGTCAGTGCGCCTGGCGGAACTGTTACCTGATCACTCAGGTTACTGACAGCCGTATACCCAAGGTTGATGCCCTTGGCCGCAAGGGAAGACATATAGTTGTTCATGGCAAAGATGAAGTCCTGATACTCATCAGCCTCCAAAGGAGACTCAGAGGCTTGGACTAGAATTGCCTGAAGTGAAGCCTTCGCTACTTGCGCCACAGTCGCCATTGGTTATTCCCCCTGCTTTGGTTTTCTTCCACGCTTTGCTGGCTCTTCAGCTTGAGCTGATTCCTTGCGCTTCCATCCTAGACCTTCAGCAGCAGATGCGCTTGCTTCGTCTACAGAGACTTCTACACCACTTGGTTTGATCCAGATACTTGTGCTCATAACTATTCCTTATTCGCAATTGCCTTGCACATTTCAATGAATTTTCTTTGATCGTATTTGTTCTTGCACATATTAACCATTGTGTGAACCCATTGTATATTGAATGGAGTATATGGCTTTGTGCTGTCAATTCTGTCTAGGCTTGCTGTTTGGCAAAGATAGTCTATAGAAATTTCCCATCCAGACAGCGCACACTTCCCATCAAACCCCGCAAACATATCATCAACTGACAATTGCCAATCTATTCCTCGGCTCCGTGCTGACTTGCTGAACTTATTGAACAGCCGATTCCTGTCGCCTACTGGTTTGTTGTCTTGATATCCTCTGGCCGCTGAAATGCAGGTTTTGCACTGCCAATCACGCAACTCACTTTGTTTTGCATGATCCATGCGCGTATAGGCTTGCTCTTTACCGCACCCGCTGCACTTGGAGCACCACTTCGAATCTTCGTTGCGGTAAATTTTTAAATCTGCATTCTTTGTCGTTCTGTAGTCTTTTTGACAATACCGGCAGCTTTCTCTATTCAGCATATTTATTGCGGAATTTTTATTAGCAAACATACTAACTTTGCCGCAGACGCATTGAGAAATCCACTTGTCAGCTTTAAATGAAACCCGACTGTCCTGAACCGGAAGCATAATATACCGCCATTGCACCATTTGTGAATGCGAGTATTATGCCCCATTTGGTGGTCGAGCTCCACCAAGCCGCTGACATTTTGCCCTTGTTGATGTTCTCTCGATGTCTTGCCATGAATGAAGCTCTGCGCTTGCGGTCTGCTTCAGACTCGCCTTCACGCTTTGGACTACCGCTGACACCTTGCTGGCCGAAGCGGATCGTCTTGATCTGGTCGCCTACTTTAGCGACAACAACATGGGATTTCGTGGGATGGTTCGGAGTGCGTTTCGGCTTGTTGAAGCCCTCTACGCCTACTCTCTCTAATCGCGGGTCTTTAGCTTTTGGCATGATTCACCCCAGATGAAAATGGTGACGCACCCCGTAAGATGCGCCACCAATACTACTTACGCTACGCCGAAACCCTGGCCCGCCTTACTGGGGTCAAAGCAAGCGTATGCCGGGAGCAGGTCGAACCTGATCTGCTGTGAGTTAGCGTTACCGTCTGAGTACTTGCTGATACGGATGGACATACCGTCTGAGGTAGTCGCAACAGTGTCAGTGGAGTACAGCTTTGGCAGCTTCACTGTTCCCATGCCGAAAGCCTGCTTAGTGTAGAACAGGTTTGGCTGGTACAGAGTCGCAGTAGCGGACACGATTGTAATCACAGCGCCAGAAGCAGGAGCCGCAGTTACAGTGTTGTACTGACCATTTGCCTCGTAGATCGCAGGACCAGCAACTACCAGTGTGCCTTCGCCAGACGCGCCCAGAGTCACATCAGCAGTCACAACACCAGTCCACGCAATCGTGCTACCAGTTGCGCTGACCATCGCTTGACGAGTTGACTGGTTCAGACGGTTGACGTTCGCAATGGTCACCAGCTCGCCAGCCTTCACAACCATGTTCGCTTGGAACGCAGTGACCGCAAGTGATTGGGTCATTGTGTCTTTGGCAGTTACATAGGTCGCATCAGGAGCAGAGGACAGAGTACCAGCACGATCCGCACCAGAGCTTGAAGTGAAGCTCGCCAGAGTCGTTGCAGACAAGGCACGCAGACCACCGAAGTTCGTGCTGATCTGGGCATTTTCCCATGCAGTACGAATCAGGCTGTCAACAGAGTTCAGACCAGACTGAGCAGATGCCAGTGTTGCTACTGTGAACGGGTTCATCAGGTAGTAACGCTCTGAAGCTGGGTTGATACCAATGGCGTCCATGAACGCACCAGCGCCAGCCACATCAGACCAAGCATCTACTGCTGTGCCGTGTGTGCCGTAACGCAGGGAGCTGTTCTTCAGCATGAAGGATGCGAAGTCCAGTTCAAGGTCGGTCACGATACGACGAGCCATCGGAGCCAGAATGTCTTCGAGTTGATCCAGTTGCAGAGCCTCTTCCACGTTGCCCCATTCGGTAGCAGCAGTGAAGTAGTTTTGAACTGTACCAGTGGCCTTGCCAGCAATGATTGCAGACTTGGTGGACGAGGAGATGTCACCACCAGAAGTACGGATGGTGTTGTAGTCGTGTGGACGCTTGAAGTCTACAGTTGAACCAGATGACGGGTTGAACTTGTCAGCCAGAAGCTGGGTATCAACTGTCTTTGTGATCACCCGTGAGTTCTCGAAAGCATCGAGGAATACACGGGCGACTTTACGGGTTACGTTACTATTAAGATTATTGCTGGGCATTTTATCACCTATTCAAATGTTGCCCCCTTCGGCCCTTTCGGTTTGACCTGTGCGCTTGATGGCATGGGTCTACGGATTGGATCAGGAGCGTTAGTGTATTTTGGTTTCAGGGCGACAGCTTTTGACTTGATCAGAGTAGCAATCCTGACTGCGGCCATCGTTGGATGTAAATGTCTCAGTGCGTCCAATTCAGTGACGTTCTGGGATAAATACTTGGTGATCAGTGGGCCGTGATCATCCTCAAGGATGTACTGCACCAGCGAGTCATCAATTCCAAACTGACCTACAATCGAGCCTGCTGCTTGAAGCTCCTCTGCCTTGACGCCAAGGGTTTTAGCCCTCTGAGCGTAGCTTTGGACCTTCTCAACCAATACTTCCTGCTGCTTTTGCTCTGCCTCCTGAGCCAATTGCATTTGCTGCTTTTGCAACATCTGCGCCTGCGCATCATAGGCAGCAGCGGATATAAGTGCCTGCTCTCTATGCATGATCTGCCGCTTGTATTCCTCGTCGGACAAAGCGAACGGATCGGGCAAAGCTGGCACCTGTGGCCGCGACCGAGTTTGTGGCTGCTCAAGTTCTTCTAAACGTTTTCGGAGCTGTTCGGCCTCACGCTCTTTTTCACGGAGCTTGAATACCTTCTTTCCAATTGCGTCATCGAAGACCTTTTGCTGCGCCTCGGTGAAGATAGGTTTATCGTGAGTCTCCCCACTATCCTCTGACGATTCGGAATCATCCTCGACATCAGTATCAACGTCTGGCTGATCTTCAGCCTCCTGTGTCTCAATTGGCTCCTCGTCTTCGGGAGTGTCATCAAAATCATAGTCGCCTGGTTGCGTCATGGTGTTTGCCCTTATAGGTGATGTGCCCAGAATGGTCTGGTGGCCTGTGTACAATGTAGCAGTATTAGCGAGAATCTACAACAAGTGGCGAAATTCGCTAATCAGGTTGTGCTTCCTCGTCTCGCTGGATGTTGCGTAAGGCTGACAGTCCGATAGTTGCGCCTGCTGCGCCTGCCAGTAGGTTGGCAGAGCCGCGCTTGGTTGGGTCAAAGGCTGCGTTGACTGAGCGAATGTTCGATGTATCAAGCGGAACAAACTGCGTTTGAGTTCCACCAAGGTCGCTCATGTCTCGGATTTCAATAAACCCATACCCTTGTTTTTTTGCCTCGTCGTGCAACGCTTGCGGTCGTTTAACTGTAGGAAGCGCATATAAATCAACTCCAAGAATTTTGGCAAGGTTGTCTTGATACCAGCCCCCATCCCCATTTTGTTGATCGCTTACCACCAACGATGGGCCTTTAAGCCGAGCAGGAATTACGTTAGGAGAAGCGTTATTTGTTCCAGGCCACCTTTTTTCAGCATTTGCGGCATATATGTCGGCAATACGAGGATCGTCGGTAAAGTAAATACCCCGCTTGCCAGCGGCAAACTCATCAAACTTACTTGATCCTCCGTGATAAAACACTCGCTCATCAAACCCCTGCTCTGCCGCCCTCTGCATCCTAGCTGCTTGGGACATATCCAGAGTGCCTTCTAGTGGGCTGGCACCTCTTGCAGCCCTTACAGCAGCCACTCCAGGCACAAATGGCAGAACGCCAGCAGCAGACATAGCGTAGTTGCCCATTGTCCTTTCTTCAGGGTAGGCAGCGTACATGGCAGCATCAGCAGCCAATCCAGTGATGTCACCCGCAATAGGCACAGCAGACATCGGCAGCGAGGCAGCGCCCAGAATATCGGCAGCAGTCTGGCCTCTAGTTCTAGGCACACGCGCAGGTGCTGGCCCTTGGCCTATGCCCATCATGTAGGCTTGGTCTAATGCTCTGAGTGCTGACTGTGGTTGTGCCATGATCAATCCTCCCCGTATTCTTCTTCTTCTTCTTTTGGCTCCCAAGCCTGACACACTCTCAAGTTATGGCAGACAAACTCGAACTTCTTGCAGTAGCCTCGACCACCGCCGTCAGCGTCATAGTCATCCTCTGGCACTACTTCTATGTATTCCAGCTTCTCTGGCGAGTTATTAAAGTATTCGCAATTGCCACACATCTGCCTGCGAGCCTCTACCGGCTTCACGCTCCAAGCCTTCGCCATCATGCGATAGTAGTCAGTATTGTCGCTGGTGGTCTCTTCAGGCCCGAATTTCCAGTTCTCAATCACATTGGCGCGATTCTCTCGGTTGATCTTCGCAGTGAATGGCTCTTCCTGCTGGATGATGATGGTCATGCCTTCTAATGGATTCATATCTGGCCTCTAAACGGATTCAATGCGCTGACGATTTTCAGTTGGTTATCAATCTGCTTGCCTTGAGTATCGACGGTATCTTTCTCGATACTGGCTCCAGCCTGTTGAGCTTTGATCTGCGTGTTCATGCGCTGAGTCTGTGCGTTGAAGACATCCAGTTGCTGAGTAGCCTGATCTGCCTGCATCTGCATCTGCATCTTTTGCGCTTCCAACTGAATCTTGGCGGTCTCAAGCTGAAGCCTTTGAACCTCAACCTGTGCTCTCATTTGCTCTGCTTGAGCTTTAGCCATCTCAGCCTGAGCAAGTACCATTGCTGGGTCTTGCTGCTGCTCTTGGCCCTGTGCGCTCTGGGCCATCTGAGCTTTCTCTTCCTCGGTCAATTGGGTCTGTGGGATAAGACCCTGAGCCATCATCTGAAGACGCTTGCGCTCGCCGATCTGGGTAGCTGCGCTGGTAGGGATAGCGTTGAGCAGGATGTCACCGGCCATGCCAATGATTGACGGATCAACTTTAGCTATCTCGATGATAGTCTCGATGGTCTCCTGCTGACGATTGCGGAATGACGGGCCTGCTCGACACGCAACAGAGTACTGGCCCTTGGTCAGATCATTCAGGGTAACAATCTCACCCGTCTGCTGGTCAATGATCGGCTCATTGAGAACTTGCATCTCGCTGCTACCATCCTCGTACAGCAGTCTGACTGTGCGCTGGGCATCATAGACCTTGGGTATTGCTTTGACCAAGATGTCACCAGTGGCAGCAATCGCAGCTTCCAGTGCTCGGAAATACTTAATGGTGCCGTTGTCGCCCTTGGCTTGTAGGCTTTCAATCGCCACGCCTGACTGTAGCCCAGGGTTGTCTCCCATCGATGCTGCGAACATTCCCGCGGTCTGCCCTATGATCTGGCGCATGGACTCAGAGATTGTGCGTAGACCTGGGTTAACTTGCGCTCCACCCTGCTGCATCGGAGCGCCAGGCATCTCAGGATCGACGTTGTAAAACTGAACTGGGTCTGAGTTAGTGTTGAGCGTAGCTAGTGCGTCCTCATGCCCAGCCGCTTGCGTCAGCGTCATCCAATACTTGGCTCGCGGAGCCAGAGCACCCTCCTCGATTTCCCTGGACAAGCTGTAATTGAGAACACGCTGCGGGTCTAATAGCTTCTCGACGACACCCCAATAAATGGTTTTGTTCTCGACGATCTTAAAGTTGCCGTACAGTGGGACGATAGGAATACGGTCGAATATGGTTTCTTCCTCATCCTCCAGCCAAGCGGTCTGGTCGAAGAAGCGGGAATAGACCTTAGTCTTGTAAGCCTTTCGAGTCCTGACCTCCTCAATACCTAATGCTGTTAACTCGTCCTTCACCTTCTTGAAGTCGTCATCAATAGAGTATACGGCACCATTGCTCATCAGCACCAACTCGCAAGCCTCCTGCTCGACGTAGAACAGTTGCCCGATAACGATCACCTGACCCTTGTCATAGTATGCGTCACCCTCTCTGTCGATAGAGACGGACGCTTGAGAGCCTTCAGGGTATCGCTTGACGTACTCCTGCACAGACATAGCGTGAAGCAGGAAAGCGTACTGAGCGTCCGACTTGTCTTGCAGGTACGAAGCAGGATCGAACCAAACTCGGTCGATAAAGTTGGCTACCGGCTCGATCACCAAGTCTTGGTCAAACGATTGTGGATCAGAATACTTGTGGCTGATCATCCAGCCATCGTAGCCGGTGGTCACCATGCCTCGACCGGCATTGACGTAGATGTCCTTCGCCCTAGAGATCGACTCGATGTTCCTGACCAGCCCATCAATGACCATCGCAGTCTCTTTAGAGGCTGGGCCTGACATCGGCGATACTTTGATGTCGAAGTCTGCAAGCTCTATCGCAGCAGTCACTTGATCGATAATGGGGTTACATGCGTCGAACGTAAACCGAGGCTTGCCGACACTGTTCGTCCACCAGTAGGGTTCCCACTGGCCGTCTCGCTTATCGACAAAGAGGTGCGCCTCGCGGGCCTTCTCTCGGTTGTCGTGATCAGCCTCTTGTGCCGACGACATCAAGTTGAGCACTGACTGAAGGCTATCGAAGTCAATTGTGTAGTCACTGTTGTCGCCTGATCCGTACTTAGCCATCAATTCCACCCCTTAAATTTAATCTGCTTGACCGCCTCTAGCTTAGGTTTCGGTCGATACATTGCCATCATCAGCGCATCAGCCATGTTGGGGCTGGGTATCTCATACGGTTTCTTCGCCATCTCAATCTTGGACATGATTTGTATCTTTCCGGTATTCGTTCGCTTCAGTGGTATTCGACACACTTCAGAGCGGAGCTGGTCTATCTTCTCGATCTTGGATGACAGGGAGATCATCTCATCAGGGTTGACGTACTGGCCCTTCGTCACAGCCCTGTAAGTCGCCTCGAACCTGTCTCGCAATCTCCAGTAATACTGTGCTCGCTTGTTGGCGAACGTCTCTCGGTTGCTTTTTGCTCGCTGAGTTCCACCATCTGAATACGGAACCTCGGCATCCTCTGGCGACTCTGAGCCTTTGTACATAACGTAATCAATCTTCTTGTTCTCCAGCGCAGCGTCTACCTGTCGCTTCAGACTTACACCCAGGCCGTCACAGTCCCATACAAAGTAATCTGCTCTGTCAGCCAGTGCAAGGTCTAGCGCCCAGTCCATGCCGTCACCAGCCTCTCCTGTGACCTTCTCAGAGACGTTTAAGACTACGTTGCCATGCCTGACTGCGTAGCCCTTAGAGTCGCCCCCAGTGTCGCTGGGATCGTGTGACGCAATGATAGCGCCTTCAGCCTTCCATCCCATCTTGATATGAGAATCTATCGCAGCCTCAAACCAATCTACCGGAATGATTGTGTCCTCAACCTCGTCATAGAACTCGCCTAGCCAGATGTGCCGGTAGAGAGCTGTAGATAGGTTTGCCTTGTCGTATGCCCTTTCCTGTTCAAGCACCGCTGGGAAGAACGGGTTGTCGGTGTAGTTAATCCAGACAATGATGTGCATATCGTCTTCATAGTACCCATTGGCCCTCAGCTCTTTCTCGAAGGGCTTGATGAACCTCTGGCTGAACGGGTCTGCAATACTTCTTGGGTTGGCCGTCCCGTAATGTCTGCAAGGTCGTAATAGTCATTCTCAACAGCATTTTGATATTTGATAGAGTCGTACCCTCTGCCCGCGATAATATCCTTGATCTCGTTTAAAAAGGATTTGTTCTCTGGCGTTTCAGTCCATGTCATGCCCTTGAGAGATGAGCTTGACATTGCCTCCTCTGCATCATCAATCAATGCTTGTATCTTAGACTTATCAAAGCCTTTTACGTTTTTCAGCTCCTCCAGCACCTGCAAACTATCCCCCCAATCGCCAACGTCCGGCATGACCAGAGAATTCCCAAGATTGGCCTTTAACGGCAAAATGTTTGCGCCGGAAGCGTAATAGCTTGACCTGCCGCCAATCAGAGGATTCGCCGTGTCACGAAGCCGGTTTGCTGCCTGCTCTGGCGTTCCAACGTGAAGCCCAATATCAAGTCGCTCTGGGTCAAAACTAGAATAGTCAGCATTGGTTCCATGATATACGTCAACGGTTTTGCCCTGCTCTGCTGCCCTTTGCATCCTCGCAGCCGTAGACATATCCAGCCCCCCGCGCACAGCCTTGCTCGCAGCATCCCCCACCACAGGCAACATTCCCAGAGCTGTCGCTCCACCAAGGATGGCAGCAGTGCCGTAGTTCCCACCCCTCGCAGCCTGCACAGTGTCAGTCACGCCCACAGCCTCACCAACGCCTGGCACAAAGTCCACAGCACCCGTGAGCATATCAGCCATGCCAGCCCTGTATCGCTGCGAAGGAGTGCCGCCCATTGCTCGACCCCCTAGAAGGTCTGTGATGCCCGATCTCATCGTCTCCCTGAACGCAGGGTTGAATGGATTGTAGGAGCGTACAGCAGGCTCTGCTGACTGAGGAGTAAACTGTCTGAGTGCTGACTGTGGCATGATTAATACTCCTCTTCTTCCTTCGACTCCCACGCCTGACACACTCTCAGGTTGTGGCATACGAACTCAAACTTCTCGCAGTAGCCTCGACCACCGCCGTCAGCGTCATACTCATCCTCTGGAACTACTTCTATGTACTCCAGCTTTTCAGGTGAGTTGTGGAAGTATTCGCAGTTGCCGCACATCTGCCTGCGGGCCTCTGCGGGCTTTACGCCCCATGCCTTAGCCATCATTCGATAGTAGTCAGTGTTGTCACTGGTAGTCTCTTCAGGACCGAACTTCCAGTTCTCAATCACGTTTGCTCGATTGGCTCGATTGATCTTCGCAGTGAAAGGCTCTTCCTGCTCGATGATAATGGTCATGCCCTCTAACGGATTCATACCTGCCCCCTGAACGGATTAAGTGCGCTGACCACTTTCATTTGGTTATCAATCTGCATCCCCTGTGTCTGGACGCTCTCTTTCTGAATCTTCGCACCGGCCTCTTGAGCCTTGATCTGGGTGTTCATGCGATTAGTCTGGGCGTTGAATGTCTCCAACTGGAGTGACGCCTGATCTGCTTGAAGACCCAACTGCATCTTCTGGGCTTCCAGTTGAATCTTCGCTGTCTCCAACTGAAGTCTCTGGACCTCGACCTGTGCTCGCATCTGCTCTGCTTGAGCCTTTGCCATCTCAGCCTGCGCCAATACCATTGCTGGGTCTTGCTGCTGCTCTTGACCCTGTGCGCTTTGGGCCATCTGAGCCTTCTCTTCCTCGGTCAATTGGGTCTGTGGGATAAGACCTTGAGCCATCATCTGCAAACGCTTGCGCTCACCAATCTGAGTTGCTGCACTGGTAGGAATTGCATTCAGGAGAATGTCGCCAGCCATGCCAATGATTGACGGATCAACCTTGGCAATCTCAATGATGGTCTCGATGGTCTCCTGCTGACGGTTGCGGAATGACGGACCTGCTCGGCAGCTCACGCTGTACTGGCCCTTGGCCAGGTCATTCAGGGTAACGATCTCACCTGTCTGCTGGTCAATGATCGGCTCATTCAACACCTGCATCTCGCTGCTGCCATCTTCGTACAACAGGCGAACAGTGCGCTGGGCATCGTAGACCTTGGGAATAGCTTTCACCAAAATGTCGCCAGTGGCAGCCATGGCAGACTCAAGTGCTCTGAAATACTTGATCGTCCCGTTGTCGCCCTTAGATTGCAGGCTCTCAATAGCCACACCTGACTGAAGCCCAGGGTTATCGCCCATTGAGGCAGCGAACATACCAGCCGTCTGTCCTATGAGCTGACGCATTGACTCGGAGATAGTCCGCAGCCCTGGATTGACTTGAGCGCCACCCTGCTGCTGTGGAGCGCCAGGGTTCTCTGGATCAGGGTTGAAGAACTGGACAGGATCGCTGTTGGTGTTCAGCGTAGCCAGTGCGTCCTCATGCCCAGCCGCTTGGGTAAGGGTCATCCAGTATTTGGCCCTTGGTGCTAGAGCACCCTCCTCGATCTCGCGTGACAGGCTGTAATTGAGCACTCGCTGCGGATCAAGCAGCTTCTCAACGACACCCCAGTATATGGTCTTGTTCTCGACGATCTTGAAGTTGCCGTACACCGGAATGATAGGAATGCGGTCAAAGATCGTCTCTTCCTCATCCTCCAGCCAATTAGTCTGGTCAAAGAAGCGTGAATAGACTTTCGTCTTGTAAGCCTTTCGAGTCCTGACCTCTTCAATGCCAAGCTGTACCAGCTCGTCCTTCACCTTCTTGAAGTCGTCATCGACTGTATAAACAGCGCCGTTACTCATTAGCACCAGCTCAACTGCTTCTTGGCTGACGTAGAACAACTGCCCGACAACGATCACTTGGCCCTTGTCATAATATGCGTCACCCTCTCTATCTATCGAGACGGACGCTTGAGAGCCTTCAGGGTATCGCTTGACGTACTCCTGAACTGACATAGCGTGAAGCAGGAAAGCGTACTGAGCGTCTGACTTGTCTTGCAGATAAGAAGCAGGGTCAAACCAGACTCGGTCGATAAAATTGGCAACAGGCTCAATCACCAAGTCTTGGTCGAACGATTGCGGATCAGAATACTTGTGGCTAATCATCCAGCCATCGTAGCCAGTGGTGACCATTCCTCGACCGGCATTGACGTAAATGTCTTTGGCTCGGCTGATTGCCTCGATGTTACGCACCAGCCCATCAATGACCATCGCAGTCTCTTTGGACGCGGGGCCTGACATTGGCGATACCTTGATGTCGAAGTCTGCAAGCTCAATGGACGCAGTAACCTGATCGATAATTGGATTGACCTGGTCGAATGTGTATCGAGGCTTGCCGACATTGTTCGTCCACCAGTAGGGTTCCCACTGGCCGTCACGCTTGTCCACGAATAGGTGCGCCTCTCGCGCCTTCTCTCGGTTGTCGTGATCGGCCTCTTGAGCCGACGACATAAGATTAAGCACTGACTGAAGGCTGTCGAAGTCAATCGTGTACTCGCTGTTGTCGCCTGATCCGTACTTAGCCATTATGCCCACCCTTTGAATTTGATCTGCTTGACCTGCACTTTCTCGCCCTTCTTGCTTTGAGCAAACTGCCGGAAAGCGTCAGCGCCTTCTGAATGCTCGTCGTGCAATGGCATATCCATGAACCTGCCGTTCGTTGCGCTCCACCGCTTGCGGTATCTATCGAGGTGGATGATACCGGCCTTACAAGCTGTCTCGTCGAACCACACCGTAGCGAACGAATCGCGGGTCACTTGTATGCCGTGATTGATCTCATCGACCCTTGGCACCAGCTCAATGTTCTTCAGCCCCAACCTGTCCAGCATCTGCTGCGGAGACACGTTGGCAAGCTGGCCCTGTCGCACATGACCGGCATCGTGCGGGAGATAGTGTACACCCCAGACGTAGCCTAGCTTCTGCATCTCGCTGACGTAGTGAGCGTAAGGCTCGCCCCAGCCTTCGATGAATCCAATGAAGTTATCGTTCTGCCCGACTCTTTGGTGCAGCCAGATCGCAGTGCCATCAGAGGAGCCAATGTCCCAATAGGTATTCACCGGATAGCCTGGCCGGTGCGGTAGTGTGGTTATTCTGCCCTGCTTTCGTATAGCTGTCATCTGCGCTGAGTAGTAGCAGCCCTCAGTTGACTGTTGGAACGCCTCATCTGGAGTGCTTGGATACTCCTGCCACATCCTTTCTTCTTGCCCGCTAAAGTCTGAGTCGCGGGTAGAACACCACCAGGCGCGTTGCTCTTGGCTGAGTGTACAGCCCTGATCTTGCTCAATCTTGTCGAAGTATTCGTTATCAGTTGCGGTAATCACCACGCCAGTGGATGGCATCTTGTATCGAGGCTCGACCCACCAAGGGAAGAAGTTGAATTTGAATTCCTTCTGCGTGAGCGTGTTGCCGCTCTGCGCCTTTTGCATGGACAGGCGGCACATATCATAGAACGCCCCCTCCTGACCCTCTGCGGTTGACTCAATGAAGATGACGCCGTTGCTGGTCACTGAAGGAATTGAGCCGGTGATAACCTCATTAGCGCGATCTGGGAACTTTGCACATATCTTGCCAAACTCGGAAACGTGCAGGTACTGGAGCGTCCCACCCCTTGCGCTGGTTGCCACCGAGATCGCGCTGTTGTTATGGGAAAACAGAAGTTCTGTCTGGCTGTCCTTCTCAAGCGTCATTGACTGGCGAAGCGTTGCCGGAAGGTTGTTATAGGCAAACTGCACCTTGTCGCGGAATATGGTCTTCGCCACGCTTTCGGTCTGAGCAACGATTGAAGCCCTGACGTTATCGCGGAACAACACGCAGTCGAGGAAGTAGATAGCAATCAGGGTAGTGAAGCCTAACTGCCGAGCCTTCAGGATAATGTTGCGGTGGTGCATATTCTCTAGCAGCTTGATCTGGGAGGCATTGGGAAGGAATGGCACTGCCAGGTCATCTTCGCCATCGTCACCCTTAATCATAATCTTGTAGAGGCATCCGCTGGTGAGCCTCCACATCGGGTCTTGCAGCATAGCCTTGAGGTCGTCAACAGTGGTCATTTTGGCCCTAGTGTTCTGCCCTTGATCTCGCCTAGTAGCAGGGAGATGGGGTTATCGGGGTCGCCGCCGATAGACAGGTGGTCGCTCTCCTTGAAACCCATCTGCGTCTTTGCCCAGAACATCGATCCGCGCAGGCAGTCGGCATATGTTGCGCCCTTACTCATGGCATCGCCTGTTGCTGCTTCAAACAGGAAGCGGCGCACCTTGGTGTTGGCTTTGACCTTGGCCCCGTCTAACTCGGCGCGGTAGTGCTTTCGCAGCGTCTTGGCATCTATGCCGACATAAATGCTGATCTCCTCCTGCGGCACCCCGTAGGCGCACAGTGCGGAGACCTCGGCGCGGGTCTTGTCGTCTGGGATGTGTTCAGGGGAGCCGCTCATATACTGGCATCCTGTAGTGATTGGAGCGCATGGGTCGGTGCTGCCCCGCCGCTTTCTGGCTGGTCGCCAGAGTTAGCCTGCTTCATGCGCTTGGGGTATGGCTTTGCTAATGGTAACACTTTCTCTCTCATTTCAGCATCTAGGGGCATGAGGTAGCGATGTTTGCCTGTTGTGACTACGATCTTGCACTGACTAGGCTTTACCGTTTTTCTTACTGCCCCTTGCTGGATATTCCATCCTTTTTCAGAGACTTGCCTAGAATGCAGCCTCTTTCCATCTTTCCAATATTCTTTTCCTTTTTGTGTGTCTCCAGCGTAAAGCCAATTACCTGCCTGATAGATGCCGCCATGATGCCCGTATTGAGGGTCAGCAAAAGAGACGATTAAGCGCAAATCAGGACTGTTACGCTTCAAAAATTGCATAGCAAGTTTAGCAATGCGAGACACAGGCGAGTCGTGCGCTCTCAGTGCTATGCGCGTAAGCTCACAGCCTTGATCTTGAGTTAATCCATAAGGAGCCATTAGATTGGATGATGCGCCTCTGCTGAAAATTACAACACCTATAAACTTCCCTTTCTCCCAGACCCCAACTTTCACTAATGGCGGCACTGGTATGCTTTTGCTGTAATGCCAATTTTCACAAGCATACTTTGCTGCATCATGGGTTGCCCAGTCTATCCTCAGATCGACTTTAGACACGAGAATCAAACTCCTCACCACAATTCGGACAAGTAACCATCTTTGGATCAAGTTGATCTAGCTTGCCCTGATCATCTTCAGTGCCAGGCGCAAATTCTTTGTCTGTAACGATTTCAAACATTTCTTGATGTGTGAAACCCGTCAGGTCTAGGTCAAAGCCCATTGCGCCAAGCTCATCAAACTCAACTCTTAAAACTTCGTAGTCCCAGCCAGCATTCAGCGCCAGTTTGTTATCGGCAATGATGTACGCCCTGCGCTGTGCGTCTGTCAGGTGGCTGGCCTCAACGGCCGGCAGCTCTGTCATGCCCAGCTTCTTTGCAGCCATGACGCGACCATGCCCGGCAATGATGCCCTTCTCACCGTCGATGATTACGGGGTTAAGAAAGCCGAACTCTTTGATTGACGCCGCGATCTGAGTGACCTGTTCTTCACTGTGGGTGCGACTATTCCTAGCATACGGAATGAGGTCAGCGACCAACACAGTTTTTATAGACGGGAACTTGTTCACTCAAACCTCGCTTTCTTCGCCCGCTTGGCTACATCCAGAGCAATAGCGATAGCCTGCTTCTGAGGCTTGCCTGACTTCATCTCTGTCTTGATGTTAGCTGAGACTGTCTTCTTACCGTACCCTTTTTTCAATGGCATAGTGGCTCCTGAGAGCAATTGATTTACAGGGATTATACACGATTGAAAATATTTTAAAAAAGATTGCTCTACCCTCTTGCGTATACAACCAGATGTTGTATTATATCTCCCATGCCAGCAATAAAGCAGGCGACAAATAAGGGAATAAGAACATGAAAACTCTGAAAAAGTACACAACTAGCGAAGGAAACAGACTTGAATTCTACACAACAGATTTGCTACCTGCTCGCTCAGTAGTAGTGCGGGACAATAGTTGCCAACGTGAAAGGCTTTACACCGTAGGGCGCATCCAGTCATTGAGCTTTGATGAGCCAGAGCAAATTAAATCAATAGCGCAGGTTATCCGCGCTTGGACTACAGAACAAATACATTTTTAAACCAACCACGGCCACGGACGGCCACCCAACAAGGAGCAAGATCATGGCAAATTTCGCAGCAGTCAACAAAGCCCTCAAGGCCGCCCACCCAGCACTGGATATTGAAGCAGTGCGCGGCCAAGGCTACGTCTACTTCGGCGGAGACGATGGGTTCGACAAGATCGAGTCGATCTTCGTGCATCCGGTCAACATCAGTACCGAAGACCTAACTCGCATTGTAATCGAGGCAGTATCAGCTCAATAGGCTGGCGCACTCAGGAGCAGCACCATGACACTCGAACAAATCAAGAAAGCAGTAGACCAAGGCAAGGACGTTTTCTGGAAGCACTCTTGGTACAGAGTGGTTGCTGGAACACAAAAAGCCACTGGCGAGTATTTCATTGTATGCACCGAAAACGATTACACCATTGGGCTGACTTGGCGTGACGGCAAGACAATGAACGGCAACGAAATCGACTTTTATCAAAGGTGATGCCAGCTCAATAGGCTGGCACCTTCCCCCTACCCTCCACGCACATCTCGCCTTCGTGGAGGTCTACAGGACACTTACACTTGGGATAAGTACACTTTGGTTTGAATATCTTGTCCCAATTATCCTTTCCCTGCTTAGACAAGACCCTCGACTTGATCTCATCTCCCGTAATGTCGTTCTGAGTAGCCATCACTCCTCCTTGACGAATACGCCGTGTTCATTGAGAAAGCCCTTCCTTTCCTTGATCTGCTGGTAGGAGTGATCGAGGCAATTGTACAGGGTCAGATTGCTGTACAGGGTCTTGTTGCTCTTCGTCGCTATCCCGCCCAACTGGTTCAAGGCATCGCAGTACCTGTTCACAGTCTGGTTTCCATAATACCGCAGCGATGCGTAGGTGGTGCAGAGCATCCCAGTCAGGGTGATTATATCAAGATCATCTGGCTTGCAGGTGTTCGCTGCCGTCTTGAATTGTGGCGTCTTACCAGCAATGCCTGCCATCATAATCATGACCACCATCTGGTCGCCAATGTCATCAATCGGGCTTTTAGCTTTCGCCAGGCTGTCCGTCATCTCGCCAAACTCACTTATAAGTTTAAGCCACTGGGTTTCCAGCTTCCCGTTGCCAATGATCTTCCGGTCGATCCCCCACTGCGTAACCAAGTTAATTAGATTTTCCATAGTTCCCCCATATTGATTTGCCTGATTCGATGTCAGCGTCAATCCAGCCCGCCAGCCACCAGCATTTTTTTCTCATTCCTGCCGTACAAGCATCCTTGCTTAAACCATCAGCGTGAGCCTTCTTCCCTTCGTTATAGAGATCAGACTGTTCTTGCGTCATTCCTTCCATTCTCATTCTAGCTCCTTGATCTTCGCCTTCAGATCGGCCTTCAGGTCATCCAGATACTGTCTTGTGTGCTTTGTAACCTCAGAGGCTTTCATCTCCAAGTCAGATACAAACTGGTCACCGTAATAGTCCACCATTGCCGATCTATAAGCTAAAACCACACTGGCTTTTTTCATCCCGTACATATTGCAGGACCGGCACTGGGGATGGACGTTCTCTTCCATTAGCTTTGTTGCTGTCTTGCCCCTCTCGATAAAGTGTCCTCCTTGCATCTCTTTCCAGTGTTCAGACTTCCCGCAGGTCCAACAACTACAGTACCCATTGTAATCCGCCGCTTTAAGTCTGACGTATTTCTGGAGAAGAACAGCGCAATCCTCTCGCAAGCCAGCAATTGATTTCTTCTTCACCGACCTATCCTCTTTATGTTTTTAGCTACTCAGTGCACAACTGCCACCCACATATTCATGTGAGTAAGAAAATACTTTCCGCGAAACCCATTTAACGCTTTCACTTGATGAATCGTTGCGCTCTATCATGTTTTTACTTGTTGGCCTCCATAGCGGAGAGTTGTTTCGGTATTCGCCCATCCTTGGATGTGCTGTCTTGCTGAAATATCTAAAACCCTTTTGGTGATGTATCTCAGCAATCGCGTCACTTAATCTGACGCCTATTCCCAGCCCTTGATAGTCTGGCAATATAACCGTCCTATGCCCTCTGTAGGCGTTTTTAACTGTGCCAGATGGATAGGCTATTGCGGAAGCAAACCCAACAACATTTGATCCCCACGCGCAGAGCCAATGCATTGCACTTTTATTGATGTCCTCTGTGAGATAATGATGCTTGCTGAAGATTGACCACGACTCGACCCCACAAGGTAATACCTCCAGCTCAATTTGTTGCCGCCTAGCCGTCCCCCGATATGACAGGTTTTTTGTCAAAGTATCGTATACCCAATCAGGTTGTAGCCAATCTATTATGTCGTAATGGCACGATGCAAAAACAACATTCTTTAAGCCGCACTGCTTGGCATATCGGCTAACCGCATTGGCGCAAGACATTGCCACCTGCCTATCAATGACACTAGTAAATTCATCAACAACCGCGCCAGACTTTAATTGCATGGCTAGGTCTGCTCGGTACTTTTCGCCAGTTGATAATGCGTGATACGGCCTCAACCATGCGGGAATGCTGTTTAGCCCAACTGCCGCCAATTTTTTCTGAGCTTCTTCGGCAGACTCAAACTGAGAGGCGATGCACTTTTCAGAATCCCATTCGTGTTGTGATTCATTTCCAAATTTTTTTAACAGTGTGGATTTCCCACTACCTGAAGGCCCAACAATTAAACCAATTCCAAAATCATTTTTAATATCAAAGTGACTAATTTTTGTTTCAGTTGTGCCATCAAATTTATAATCAAACGCCCTGCATATTTCTTTTGTTATATCATCTTCAGCTACAGACACCCTCAAAGTAGTCGCCATATTATTGTCTTTTCTCACTGGCCCATCCTCTTGTTGTGTACTCCACCGTCGATCTCAAAGAGCGCGTACATTACTCGATCAACCACCTCATCCTTCTTGGTAATAGACCCTTCCTCTCCAAGCTGTAGGAGCAACTCATTCACTGAGTGATAAAGCTCAATCCATTCAGGTGGAAGCTCTTGTTCTGTCAAATATTGCATATTGCACATCCAGGGTTTTCAAAAAGTCTGATTTGGTCTGGGTTATTGCGCTGCGATCCGCCTATGCTATTAAAAACGCTTCGCCCAATTTTGTCCTCAAGGTTTCTTACCCGAATTCTCTGAGACGCACCAAACTCGTCAAATCCAAATGCCTGCTCCTTTGCCTTATCGCCAGCCGCCAAGCAAGGGAAGCAGCCCACCCTGGTCATGCCACCATCATAAAGAGGGTTGCGGTCCTTCCCGATATAATCCATTACCTCTTGAACGGACCAATCAAGGATCGGCATTTTGAAATAGACGCCCATTTTGGCTAGATACTTCGGATAGTTGCTTGGCATAATTTCATGCGGATCGTAGACCTCATGGCTGATATTTGATTCATACCTCTTGGCTCGGTCGTTTGACTCATCAGTACGCATACCATAGTAAACAACAAAGCCTCCCTGTTTTTTAGCTAGGTCTCGATAGAAGTTTTTTGAAGGCACGATCTTGAGTTCGTTTGTGCAGAATCGCGCCTTTCCTCCAGGGAAATTTCCTTCTCTCAGAACTTTTTCATCCACAGAGCCTGCTGTTATTGTGACGATCTCGACTCCATAAATGGCTTTGAGTTTTTCTACATGAGCATAGGTCGCAGGGTGTTCAAATTGAGTATCACAGAAAAGCCCTATAACGCAGTCAGCCCCCACCTCAGAGACCGCCATTTTGAGACAGGCTTGGGAGTCTTTTCCGCCAGATACCGGCACCACCACCTTGTATGTCATCTTGCCTCCCGATAATTCTCATATGCCTCTAAAGCCTTCTCAGACCAGATTACAGAGCGTTCAGAGCCAAAGGCATAGATTGCCTCAATGTAGCGCGGATAGTACCAACGCAGCGGTCAACGGCGGGAGCATTGCGCGGTTCGGGACTTATA